ATACTGCTGCACCGCCCTTCTTAATATCTGCTTGATGCATACCAGAACACACTTCGCATTGTGCTTTTCAGATCAAGCGTGTCTTCCAGTTCGTATGTGATGTTGCTGTTCCATTCATCATATACGCTGAATACTTCATTAGCTTCGTCATATTCAATCCTGAAGCCTTCCTGTCCACTACCTTCCAGAAGTTCCCACCACAGCAACAAACTATGCTGTTTTATTTTTCTTACTTCCCACTGCCAGTCCTTGTCTTCCTTGCTGATCTCTCTGGCTACTTCTTCAATAAACTGAATGTTGTCTGTCTTTGTAAAATCAATCTTTCCTTTTGTGTTCATGTTGTACTTCCTTTCATTTACTCCCCGACCATTCCTGATCGGGGACATCCTATGCCCTTTTAGGCTGTTTTCACTGGTCTGTTTTCTCCTGCCGCCCACATCATCATCCCTTTGATGACCATTTTGTCGCTGTCAGACATCTGCTTCAGCAGCATAATAAATTCGCTGACATCTTCGGTCTGGCTGTTCAGGTTCTTTTTTTCGCTTGTAACTGCTGCCATGTTATTTCCTCCCTTCGTTCTGTGATGTTTATATGATCCCTTTGGTTCTTGCAAGGTTCATCGCGTTTTCAAGGTCTTTCAATGCGTGCATCTGAATGATGATGTCGTCCCATTCCTTCTGATATGCTTCATCCTGTTCCTTCGTCCAGTTCCAGCAGCCAGCCTGTCTGTCACAGTAATAGTTGTATTTCTGTCTTTCGTGAAGTTCTGCTGACTTTCTTTTGTCGCTCACATACTGAAGCAGCTTGTCGAAGTTGTTCTTGATCTCCGCTTCCTGATCCTCAATGTTGATCCTGATTGTTTCTGCTCCCATATTCAGTTCAAGTGCTGTGTTCAGGTCTGATATGTGGAAGCCTGTGTATTTATCATCTGTTGATGTTGTGTTGAATACTGGATAACCAGCGCGAAGGCTGTCGCGTTCGTCTTTCATGTAATCTGTCGGAAAAAGTTTGTCTGCAAGCTGCCATGCTCTTTTCCTTGTTGATACTGTTGCGTTCATCTTGTCTGCTCCCTTCTGGTTTTTAATGTAAGAAACAGAAGTGCTGTGTCATCTCGCGCGATTGATTCTTCCGCTTAACATCTTCTTGTTTAAGGAGTAAAGTGTTGATCGGCTCAACCTGTTCATTTTCTTCCAGTAGTATGAACACTTTGCTTTCTTGTCCTGATGTTCCTGCTTTCTTCAACTACTTTGACGGATCATGTTTATTCTGCACACGCTCTGTCTGTTATCGTACAGCCTGACCGCCATGTCACTTGCGTGCCACCCTCTCGCTTCATCCGTTCTTCCTGCTTGCTTTTGTATCTTACAGACACATAATAGCATCTTCAAGACACTCTGTCAACTATTATTTGTGTCTTAATTCAACTTTTTTATTGACCTTTGCATTCTGACGTGCTATTCTACAATCAGAAAACAACTATCAAGAAAGGTGGAATGAATATGACACAAGGCGAACGTGTTAATCAGATTCGCAAAACACTAGACTTGACGCTTGAAAAATTCGGGGAAAAGTTAGGTGTTCAAAAATCTTCTATTTCTAAAATAGAAAAGGATCGCGTTGCATTAAGTGATCAGATGGCGAAGTCAATCTGTCGCGAATACAATGTGAATTATGATTATTTAACGTATGGCGAAGGGGAAATGTTTGACGATCTTCCGCAGACAATCGTTGATGAATTGTGCGCACAGTATGATTTGAACGATTTTGACAAGGCACTTGTTGAAATGTATGTGTCTTTACCAGCTGGAAGCCGTGAGCGAATCAAAGAATATATGAAGCAGCTAGTCAAGAAGGTTGGTTGGGATAAAACTGAATAAAGGAAGTGATCTATTGAACATTATTTGTCTTGATACAGAAACAACAGGACTGAATCACTATGACGATGAAATTCTTCAGCTTTCTATCATTGACGGCTCTGGTGCAATCCTTTTCAGCGAATATGTGAAGCCTGTTCGTCACGAACGCTGGACTGATGCTGAAAAAGTAACCCACATAAGTCCTTCAATGGTAAAAGACTGCAAGCCGCTTTTATATTATGCGCATACTATTCAACGCATTTTAGAAAATGCA